CGCTAGGGTGATAAATACGCTTAGCTTCTATGTACGCTTTGTGCGCCTCTTCTTTGGACAAGAAATAACCAAGATGTTTGCGTTTTCTATTAACAGTAATGGAGGCAGACCATTTTTTTGTTTGTTTTGGTTTTGCAAATCCATTTGCAATTTTATTGTATGCATTATCAGATTGACTAACCGATCTAAGATTTGCAATTCTATTGTCCGATTTATCTCTGTTAATATGATCAATAATAGAATCGGGGAAACTGTTGTATATATAAAGCCAAGCCAGACGATGAGCGTAATAAAGTTTTTTATGCCTTATTACTACATAACCATCTTTGTTTTTTGTGCCAGCAATTTGTCCTTCTTTTCTAGGCCCACATTGACTTATTTTCCAAGTAAATATTCCAGTTTCTGGGTTGTAGTCCAGAATCTCTTTAAGTCGTTTAGAATCAAGATTGCTCATGCTTTTGTCCTCCTGAGACAATGGTTTGGGAAGTGGATTACGGGGTCTGCAAACCCTGTAGTCTGCGCTTATTCTATCATGGGAGACGGTCAATGTTAAGCCCAGAGAAGCTCCACGCCCTTGGAATCAGTCCTGAGTGGGTAGAACCCCTGAAGGAGACTTTTGAACGCTTCAAGATCAATTCTGTGGCTCAAGAAGCTAGGTTTATTGCTCAGGCTTCCCACGAATCTAACCACTTCAGGGCCTTAGAGGAAAACTTGAACTACAAGGCTGAGACCTTGATGAAGCTCTGGCCTAAGAGGTTCCCTACCCTAGAGGAAGCGAACAAGTACGCCAGACAACCTCAGTTGATCGCCAACCATATCTACAGCAACCGTATGGGCAACAGAGATGAGGCTTCTGGGGATGGCTGGAGGTTCAGGGGTGGTGGTCTATTTCAGTTAACAGGCCACGATAACTATTGGCACTGTGGTCAGGCTTTAGGGATAGATTTAGTCATGCAACCTGAGCTAGTTAGACAGCCAAGGGTTGCTTGTCTCAGTGCAGGCTGGTTCTGGTCTACCCATGGATGCAACTCTTTAGCTGAGGCTGGAGATGATTTAGGTTTGACCAAAAAGATCAATGGTGGGACGATTGGGATAGAAGACAGGAAAGCCCAAACACAACACGCCCTACAAGTCCTTGCCTGAAGGGGTATAGGTAGTTAAAATGAGTAAAAGACTGGGTAAATCATGACCACGACCACAACACCATCATTCGTTCTGACGTACGACAGCCTAGTGAATACTGTAACCCAGTATCTAGAGCGTAATGATACTGCTACTGTCAATCAAATTCCAACATTCATCACGATGTGTGAGTTTGAGATAGCCCAAGAGATCAAAACACTTGGTCAGTTGCAAGTTGTGACAGCTACCATGAACGTAGGAAATAACGTCATTGCCAAGCCTGCTAGATGGCGTAAGACCGTTTCTTTTAACTTGACCAATGGTACGTCTAGGCAACCTGTGTATTTAAGGAAATACGAGTATTTAAAGGCTTATGCTCCTGACAATACTGCTACAGGAACACCTGTCTACTATGCTGACTATAACTACGATAACTGGTTAGTTGCACCTACTCCTGACCAAAACTATTCTTTTGAAGTGCTGTTTTACGAAAGACTACAGCCTTTGTCGAGCACCAATCAGACTAACTGGTTGACTCAAAACGCACCTAACGCCATGTTATTTGGTACTCTTTTGCAGGCCATGCCTTTCTTAAAGAACGATCAAAGAACGATTTTTCAACAAAAGTACGATTTAGCTCTCCAAGCCCTCAAAGCTGAAGATACAACTCGTATGGCAGATAGACAAGCAATTGCATTGGATTCATAATGACAAATTATTTAGACCCGTTTACCGGACAGACGATCTCCCCCTCGCAAACAGGGTACGAGTCATTAACACTGTCATCCAATACAACCCTTCAGTGGCCTATCAATGGCAACAACACAAATGTTGTGGCAACCATCATTGAGGTCACTGCTACAGCCTCTAACTTGGCTTTGGCGATGCCTCCAGCCTCTCAGGTATCTACTGGTCAATCAGTCTTGATCAGGAACACTGGAAGCATTGTTTTTAACGTCACAGACAATTCAGGAAACATACTTGCGACAGTTTTGTCAGGTATCTCTTGGTACATCTACGTAACCAGCAACTCCACTACAGCAGGTACTTGGAACTCTGTACAGTTTGGAGCTAGTGCAAGTAATGCCAACGCCACAACTTTGGCTGGTTATGGTCTAGTCTCTGCTGGTACAGCCATCAACCAGAACTATCCTATCCAGACCCTTAACTCTGGCACTACCTTGAATTCTGGATATCTAGCTCAGGTGGTGGTTTGGACAGGCGGAGTGGGTACTTTGACCCTACCTTCTGCCTCTTCTTTGGGCAATGGCTGGTTCACCATCATCAGAAACAGTGGTTCAGGTATTCTTACCTTGACTCCTAGTGGTTCAGATACCATTAACGGTAACTCTACCCAACAGCTCCAGTTGACAGAATCCTTGGTGATTGTTTCTGCTGGAACAAATACGATTGTGGTAGGTTCTACAACCTATACAGGCTTCAGCACCTATGCTTATGGCAGGTCAAACCTTTTCCCCTATACCCAGCTAGCAATCAGCGTGACTGGTATTTCTAGCTCTACTTACACCCTGACAGCTACCCAAGCTTCTAGCGTTATCCAAAGCTACAGTGGTGTTTTGAGCCAAAGTATCACAGTTATTTTGCCTCAGACTGTTCAGCTTTACTCCATGTCTAACCAGACAACTGGAAGCTATTCACTGAGCTTTAAAACCAGTGCTTCAGGTGGAACGAGCTACACCTTGACCCAAGGTAACTATGTGATGTTGGTTTCTGATGGAACAAACGTCTATAACGCTCAGTCTGCTTCAGTGGCGTTGGCAGGAACAGCTTTATTCAATTCAGGTACAGCGTCAGCTCCTTCTGTGGCTTTCACGTCTGACAATACAACTGGATTGTATTTGGCAGGAACGGGGATTATGGGCGTGGCCGCAGGTGGTGCACAGGGCATTTTGGTAGGTTCGAGTTCGAGTGCTAGCCCCGGTCTCACTGTACCCCTAGGCATCTCTGGAGGCACATTTTGACAGCCAATGTCGTTAACCTACTCATTTCTGCTGGTATACAGAGGGATGGAACGCAATTCGATGCTCCATGCTATGTGGATGGGCAGTGGGTGCGTTTTCAGCGTGGGAGACCTCGTAAGATTGGTGGGTACAACGGATTATTTCTGAATAGCCCCGGGATCTCCCGTGGGATGCTCCAAAACTCCTACAACGGACTCAACTACATCTACTCAGGCTACAACACTGGCCTCTACTACTGGCAGACCAATGACGTCAATGGAGTTGGTTTTGGCCCTCAAACCATTACGATGCCATCGAATTTCACGTCTAGCAACAACAATTTGTGGCAATTTGACATTGGATACGATGCAAATGGTACAAAGTTTTTGAACTTCATAGCCCATGCTGGGCAGAACTTGGCTGACATAAGCTCGACAACGAATACGCCAGTGTTTACGGGGCAGTTCCCCGGTGGTTCGCTCTCCAGCGTAGGCGTTTTCACAGCTACAGGAACTCCCTCTGGCACTCAAATTACCATCACTGGCCTCAACTACAAAATCAACACAGGCCAATTGGTGACAGGGACAGGTATCCCTGCAAATACTACAGTGACTGCAGTTACATTCTCCACCAATACGGTCGTGATGGTCAACAACTCCATCACTGGAACTTCTCCGATTACTGTAACTTTTGACAACCAGATATCTGTGAGTGGTGGAGCTTGTATGCTTTACCCTTATCTTTTTGTTTATGGCAACAATGGACTGATACAGAACTGTGCCGCAGGTGATTTCACCAACTGGGTCTCTGCTGACTCTAACGCCAACAACGTCTCTGCTACAAAAGTAGTAAAGGGTATGCCTTTGAGGGGTGGTACAACTTCTCCAGCAGGCCTGTTTTGGTCTTTAGACCAGCTCACTCGTGTTTCTTATGCTCCTCAGACTGTAGGAACAAGCACCCTTTATTGGCGTTATGACATCATTTCTAGCCAAACCTCCATCATGTCCTCTAATTGCGTGATTGAGTACGATGGCATCTACTACTGGTGTGGAACTGACCGTTTCTTGATGTACAACGGTGTTGTTCAAGAAATGGAGAATAGAACAAACCTCAACTGGTTCTTTGACAACCTAAACTACTCTCAGAGACAAAAGGTCTGGGTTAGCAAAGTTCCTCGTTGGGGCGAGATTTGGTGGTTCTATCCAAGGGGTACAGCTACTGAGTGCACAGATGCAATTATCTATAACGTCAGAGAAAAGACTTGGTACGATGCAGGCCAAGCTATGGGAGCCAATCGCTCTGCTGGAACCTTCTCTGAGGTGTTTAGATATCCTGTTTGGGCAGGAAATACCTCTTTGAACAGTGCTTTGTTCACAGGTTCTATTTCTGGTACGACTTTGACAGTCAGTTCCATGGCTTCTGGGCAGATTTTTGCTGGTGAAGTGTTATTGGGTACAGGAATAGCCACAGGAACCGTTGTAACAGCCTTTGTGAGTGGAACTGGAGGCACTGGCACCTACACTGTGTCTATTTCCCAAACCGTCTCTAGCACCCAAATAACGGCTCAGAGCTATACCATTTGGCAACATGAAATTGGTACGGATGCTATTCTTTTGAACAACGTGGACGCCATAGATTCTTATATCGAGACCAACAGTATTGGCTGGGTCAATGGTGGAGCTGGTCAAAAGGCTACTTTGGGAACGAATAGGTGGGTAAGGTTAGAGCGTGTTGAGCCTAACTTTAACCAGACTGGACCCATGAATATGTATGTAACGGGTAAGAGCTATGCTGATGGCACAGATGTGGTGTCTCAAGCATATGAGTTTGACCCAACAACGTCTAAAATTGACCTTAGAGAGCAACGTCGTGAGATGAGACTCAAGTTTGAGAGCAACGTCACTGGTGGAAACTACGAGATGGGTAACCTCATATTGAGTGTTGACCTTGGTGACGAGCGTGGAACGGGTAACCCATAATGGTAATTTATGATCCCAGAAATCTAACTTGGGATGAGTGGTGTGCTCGTATGGCGGAGTTGTTTGCCTCTAACCAACTGGGTACACTACCTGAAACCCATTGGAGAGATTGGGCGGATGGTATGCAAGGAATTGGGTATTTTGTTCAATCTGGAGTTCCAGACCAAAGAGGATTTGCTCATTGGTACGAT